TTGTAATTGTCCTTCTAATGAAGTATTGCCTGATACTCTTACAGTTCCTAAGAAACCAGAGTTACCAGTTATTGTAGCTGTACCTGTTATATGAGCTGTGCCTTCTAATGAAGTTGCTCCAGATACTCTTACAGTTCCTAAAAATCCTGAGTTACCTGTTATAGTAGTAGCACCTGTTACTTTTAATGTGCCTACTAATTGTGAGTTACCTGATACACAAACATCACCATCAAACTCTGCTTTACCACCTACTGTTAATGTACCACCTACAGAAGCATTACCTGCTATTGTTGCTGTGCCTCCTATAAAAGCATTACCTGATATACAAACATCATTATCAAATTCTACTTTATCTCCAAATGTCTTATTAGTAAATGTTTGTGTTGCTGCTATACCTGCTAATGTATCTGCAGTTGCAGGCATTACTAAAGCTATATTACCAGAAAAGGCTGAATGTGGTGGAGCTTTTAGTGCAGCATAATGTGCATTACCTGACTCACAATACATTCTAAGTTCTGATTGTGAACCACCATTCTTTAAATCAATTATACCACCACCAACACTTACTGTACCACCAACGATAGCATTACCAGAAACTGACACATCATCTTTAAAATGTGAATAACCTGTAACACTTAATGTAGAACCAAGCTGTACTGCTCCTGCAATAGTTACATGTCCACCTACATTTATATCTCCTGATACAGAAACATCACCTTCAAACTCTGCTTTACCTGTTGTATTTAATGTACCACCTACTGATGTATTACCAGTAATATCTAATGTACTTCCTAATGATACAGCACCACCTATTGTAGTAGTACCACCTATATGAACATTACCAGATACTGATACATCATCTTTAAAATGTGTATATCCTACTACTGTAGTAATTCCTCCTACATGTAAAGTTCCACCTATTGTAGCATTATTAACAGATATGTTTCCTGTTATAACTGCAGGTACATTTGTTAAGTTTGCACCATCACCAAAGAAAGCTGAAGCACATACTTTTTCAGCAAAGGTTCCATCACCTGCTACTGATAAAGTACTTTGTAAATGTGTAGCTCCTACAACTGTAAGAGTACTTTTCATTATTACAGAAGACTCTAATGAGGTTGCACCTGAAACTCTTACTGTTCCTAAAAATCCTGTTGCACTTTCTATTGTTGTTGCACCTGCTACTTTAAGAGCATCTCCTAAACTTACAGCACCTTTAATAACTGCAGCACCTTCTATTGTTGCAGTAGAAGATACTCGTAATGTACCACCAACTACAGCATTTGAAACTGATATATTACCTGTAATAGGTATACCTGTAATATTTGTACCATCACCATAAAAAGCAGAGGCACATACTTTAGAACTTACATGTACATCTCCTTTAACTGTAACATTACCTCCTATACTTACATTACCTCCAACATCTAATGTGCCACCTACAGAGGCATTACCTGAAACTCTAATAGCTCCTAAGAAACCTGCTGTACCTGATACAGTTGCTGTGCTTAATAAATTAACAGCACCACCTACAGATAATGTACCACCTATAGTTGCATTACCTACAAGAACTGAATCACCACTAATACAAACATCATCATTAAAATCTACCTTATCACCAAATGTTTTATTAAGTAAAGTATCTGTAGTAGATGTTCCTACTAATGTTGCTGCACTTGTTGGTAATGTTATTGTTATATTACCACTAAAAGAACTATGAGGTGGAGCTTGTAAAGCTGCATAATGTGCATTAGAAGATTCACAATATAGTTTTATATTAGATTGTGTACCTGTATTTTTAACTTGTATCTCACCACCAGATACCATTATGTTACCACCAATAGTAACATTACCACCTACAGTTACATTATTAGTAACTATTAAACTAGATACAGATACATCACCAGTAAATGTTAATCCTGTAAGATTAGAACCATCACCATAATATGCAGATGCACAAACTTTATTTGCTATTGCTAAACCACCTGCTACAGAAGCATCACCTGATACTCCAAAGGTTTGTCCTACAAATAAAGTACCATCTATTTGGGCAGCACTGGTAGCTAATTGTAATGCTGTGTTACCTGCATCACCATCTTGTATTGTTGTTAATGTTCCTGTAATTCCTGTATTCGCAGAAGTAGCTACTTTAAGTAACTGCTTATACGTGTTGTTTATTAGTCTTCCTGTTAGTGTACTCATATTGAATCCCAATCCCTACCTATTTGTGTTGTGTCATCATCCCATGTTAATCCTGTTGTACTCCATATTGCATTTCTACCACCATCATCTGGTCTTGCATTATTTATTGCAGGATTCTCACTAACATTAGGAGCTTTATTTTGTGGATGATTATGTAAATCATATCGACCATCAAAACAAGTAGGACAACGTAAAGTGTTATAACTACTTAATCTCATTACTCTTTGTGGATAAACAAAACCACATTCATCACACATTGCTATTGCTCTTTTTTCAGTAGCCATTAAATAATTCTTAGTTTAGGTTTAAAAAATATACTTGCTCGTTCTTTATCTTCTTCCATTGCTCTTAAAAGAAGTTCTTCATAATTTGCTTTTAATAATGTTAATCTTTCACTAGGTATGCCTGGTCTTTTTAATCCCATATAATATGCAAGCCCTGCAGTAAGACAAGGTAAAAATCTTACTGGGGCATCTGCATTTTGGCTGAATGATTTATTTGTATCTTGAACTTGACGAATAAGTTCTACCTGTAGAAGACCAGTAGCATCTGGCACAGGATATAAAAATATTTTAGGATTAGCTAAATTTCTTTTAACAGTATATTGTGTAGGCCTACCTGTTTGAAATTTATTTGGAAGAATATGATACTCTTCAAATGATTTTCTTTCTAGTTTAGTTTCTGCTGATGTACTATTTGGTTGAAATGTTACAACTAAAGCATCTATAGCTGATGAAGCTAAATCATATGTAGTTGTACTAGCAGCAACTGTTACTGTTGTTGTATCTGTATTCCAAAGTAAAACACCTCTGTTTTGCCAATCGTTTAACATTAAGTTAATTGAACGTCTAGCAGAAGCTGGCTCATGACCTAGTGTCTCTTCAGCACCAATCATTTCCATTGCTTCTTGAATTACTTCATCAATATCTAAATTAAAATTATATGTTCCTGATTGTGCCATTAGCCTATCTTTGTTTTATTATGTTGTTTTCTAATAGTCTCTTTACCTTTTTTAAATATACTAGCTACCTTATTTTTATTCATAACTCTAGCTCGTTGTTCTCCTACAGTTAATATCTGTATTTTTCTAGCAAAAGGTTTACTAATTTTTTTTACTTTATTTACAGTATCTCTTGCATCTTTTTCTGTTGCAAACTTTATAGATACTGTATCTTTTGGATTTTCGTCTGTGTATAATCTTCTACCAGAACCTTTAGGTTTTTTACCTGTGCCTACTACTGGGTCTGGCTTAGTAATTTTACCTTTTTTTCTTGACATAATTTCCTTTGTTGTTTTAAATAACAATACATTTGTTGTCTTGTCATAACACACCTCCTAATTAAAGTTAGTGCGTTTCTTCAGTTACCTTACTTCCAACTCTTATGAGCCAAACGATTATGTTTTTTTCTTTTTCTTCTTTTTAAATGTTGATACAAATGTTGGTTTACCACCTACACCTTGTGCTTTAGCTCTTTTTCTTTTAACTGCAGACTTTCTTTGCCCTGCAGTCATTTTTTGTGCTTTTGCTAATGGTACACATTTAGGATATTTTCTTTTACTACCTTTAGCTTTCTTTCTACCACAAGGTTGAAACTTACCATTCTTCTTTGGTGCTCCTATATCAACCCATTTTTCTCCTACCCATTTACGTAAGCTCATCTGTTCTTAATCCACTTATATATTGCATAAGTACCTAAACCAAGTATAATATAAAGTATACCATCAATCCAAGGTATATTATGTACTGTATTAATTAGTTCAGATGTTATTGTCACTTCTTTTTCCTACGAGTAGTTTTTCTTTTCTTCTTAGTAGTTTTCTTTTTCTTTTTACCTCCTGGTTTTACTTTACCAGAACATACTGCTGATGCATACATATTAGCATATGCTGATGGATATACATCAAATTTTCTTTTTGCTGCTGCTTTACCTTTTGGACAAAGCTTTGCCACTACGGTCTTCT